CGGGGTCGTGTACCTTAATAAGCACTAATCAAGCTTATTTTGGCACGTCCTTCTACTGGTTTGGATAACTATTAGTAGGATACTTGTGATAGTACCCTGGTATATATATTTATATACCTTATCGTGAAGATAAATCTCCACCCTAAGTATCTAGGTCTAATAAATCTAGGTAGCTTACTGTCTACGGACACCCTTTTAACAAAAGGGGGTAAGTAAACCTTATATTTTCAAAACTACATTATTAACTCTAATGGCAATACAATCCAGAGAAGACTTTACCAATCTTCTCAAAAGTTTGGATGTATTACCTAATAAAGGTATAAATAATATTAATGAAAATTTAGTTGTTAAAGACTCTAATTTGTTACCTAATGAATTAGATAACGGTAGTTCCACTATTACTACTATTCCAGTAACGGCCCCGTCAGAGGAAATTTCTTTAAAAGGAAATTCTTCTTCTGAAGCTGCTAATTGTAATAATAACAGTAAAGAGGACAAGTCTAAAAGACTTGACTATAACTTAAAGTCACTACCTAATTTTAACAATGACAATTTTCATTCACTGTATGAAAAATTAGGCTGTAGAGCATTAAAAAGGGTTGTCCTTCCTTACTGCATTAGTATTTCTAACGCCTTAGATCCAAAAGTTGACCATTTACCTGTAATAGGTGAGGTGTTAACTTTTATTGATAATTTGATTAGGGAAAATGGTATGGAAACAGCAATTAAAGTCTATAAAGACTTAAACACTGTAACCAGACGAAATATTCTTAATCAAAAAGTCAAAGAGGATTTCTGTATTGGAGGTATGTGGTGAGATACCTATAAGGTATCCAAAATACCACGTAAACTCCCCTTATTTAATAAATTAATTAAGGAAAATCCACATTTGGCAGTTAATATAAGTAACGGTTATACCGTTATGAAATTAAAACCAAAAGTTGATTTAAGTACAGTTGAGAATAGTTTTACAGGAAATAAAGATTTTGTTAATTTATTAACAAAGGAACTTTATAGTACTGCATCACTAACTCAAAAGGAGTTGGGACTACCTAATTTGGAGCCTTTTAAGTGTAATAAATATAGAATTCATTCCAGTTTAAAAGCTGGCCCTAATGAGACAGTGTCTCTGTTAGGTGCATGAAAAGATGCTAAGGCAATTAAGATACACAATAATGATAAGTTTTTATATTATTGTGATATTCTTAAGAGACCTGATGTACTTGACATGTATAATGATTTAAATAATTATACACCCTCAACTGAAGTTACTGATATTAGTTTGAACATAGAAGATCAAAACTATAAGGAAAAGGATAATAACTTTGATGATAAGAAATTGCATGAAGCTAAACTGGTTTTCATCCCTGATAAGGGGGGGAAAACTAGAGTAATCTTTATACAAAATTATTTATATCAAGAGTTATTATACCCTCTTCACAACTCTATGATGAGTTGACTAAGATCACATCCTTGTGATGCCACTTTCCGACAAAGGGAAGTAGCATTAAAGGTAAAGTATCTTACAAACAATACTGATGTTTGATCATATGATCTTACAGCAGCAACCGATAGATGACCAATTGAAACTCAATTGGCCACACTAAAAGGTTTACTATCAAATAACAATACTATTACTAGTAGTGTTATAGAAAATGTAATGTTTGTATGATATGATCTTATGAAAACAAAACCATGAGTTGAGGAAGCCAATAGATTAACCTATTATTCTGTAGGCCAACCTATGGGTTCTTATTGTTCTTGACCCGCCATGGCAATCACCCATCACATGATCTGTGAATTGATAAGATTAAAATTATCAATTGAAAGCAGACCATGGTATATCTTAGGAGATGACATTGTCATCTACCATAAAGATATGGCAAGGCTATACAAGGAAATTATCCTTGATATGGGAATGAATATTTCAGAGAATAAGTCCTATGTACCTGAAAATCAGGTAGTAGGTCATTCTGCTGAATTCGCAAAATATATATTTTGCGATGGTGTAGAATATACACCTTTCAGTCCTATAGCCTTTGATGAGATCTATTCCCAACATCAATGATGGAAATTCATTGATCTTGTGAAATGATCACGTGATACGTTAGGGACAAGTGTCATACTAAACGAAACAAACCAAGTAGAGGTTAGTGAAATTCTTGACACTTTACTTAACCTTCTTTTTAAGAAGGATAAGGATAAAGTGCTCCTGATACTTTCCTTTCCTGAGATCAACGAAGAGTTGACTCCATTGGAACCTCGAAAAGAGGATAAGTTAGTTGTTTATCCCAATGATTGAAAACAATCAGAAGGTGCACATCTATCTCTTCTAATGCACAAACTTGAGCTTGTCGGAGAATCAGTAGCAAAGTCTTTCTCTCAGTTAATGAGATTAAAGACTGAGCTGGGGAGTGGTGAATTACAAACCACTAAAGGTTACGGATTAGAAGTCCCACTACACCCTCTTAATACAATTGTTAAAGATCTTGATCAATGTATTCTTGATATTTCAAGAACAATTGATCAACAATCTTCGCATAAGGACGCAATCGATCTTTTAACAGATGTTTCTCTAATTAGAGATGTCCTTGTTAAAGGTAGAAAGTTGTCTATGTGAGACAGAGATAATAGATCATCTGGACTAAAGTCCAGGGATCATATGGTCATTGAATTACATAAACTTATGTATCCAAAAACTGTTGTATTAACAGAGGATGATCTGTGAGAATTCTAAACTGCAAAAGTATGACTAATCAGGTTATACTGAGGCAGGCAACCCATTGTTACTATTATCGAAAGATAATAGGCGTGCACTTACGTGCACACGGCCCCG